CTCTAGCGTGTTGTCGTCCAGCGTAAGCACGAACGTGCGGGTGGCCGTCGTGGTGCCACGCACTTCGCCTTCTGTCGTGCGTGCAAGCTCACGCCAGGACTGTATCCCCATTAGATGCCTCCCACGTCAGCGTAGCCAACGATCGCAACTGGCTGATTGAAGTAGCTGCTGGCCGCCTGGGCGATGCCAAGGGCGATCTTCTCGAGCAGCTTCGTCTGTAGCCGCTGCTGAATCAGTGCGGGATCTTGGGCAGCCGCTCCGAGTTGGAGCACAAGGTTGGCGCTCTCGACGTTGCGGATGTCGGCCACGCTGACTGACTGTTGGCCAAGCGTGTTGAGCTTGCGGAGGCGTTCTTCCTGCCGCTTCGCTTCAGCCTCGGCGGCCTTGCGCTGCTCGGCAAAGATGCGGGCCTGCTCCTGGGCGTACTGCTGCTGGGCCTGCTGCTGCTGTTGCTGGTACGCCTGGACTGCGGCCTGCTGCTGATTTTCGTACTGCTGCTGGCTCTCAATGAGTTGCTGCTGAGTCTGCAGCTGCTTCTCTCGTCCGTTTGAAATGTCTTGCTCAACAGCCAGAGCATCCTTTAGCAAGTCAATCCGCTGCACGGCAGCCCGAGCGGAGTTCATATCGTTCTGTTCACGGGCAGCCTCAAGCGATTGCCGCTCAAGAGCAATCCGCTGCTCAATCGCTTCAATATTGAATGCGGCCTGCTGGCGGCGTGCAGCTGCTTGCTCAGCGCCGGCAACTTCCGCCTGCGTTCTTTGGGCAATGAATTCATTTACACGCTGGTTCGCGTCAACCTCTAGCTGAAACGCCGCGGTCTTTGCTTCCTGCTCTGCCCGCTTCAGTTGCTCAATCTGAGCCAGCCGCTCCTCAAAGATACTTCGCTGTCTGCTGATCTCCTTTTCGTACACGTCGCTCGAAAGAATGATGCCGTCCCTGGCTTGCTCTTGAGCCAGGGCCACGCCTTCCTGCAACTTCATCGCCGCTTCGGCACCGGCGTTGCCAAACTCGCCAGCCTTATCAATCAATCCCGAAATGCTTTCGGCGGTGTTGTTGAATGCTGCAGAGAAGCCATCTGCAAAACCTTGGCTGATAGCCTGCGACTGGTCTTCAAGCTTGGTTCGCAGTTGATCCAGCTGGGCCAGGCGTGACGCAGCAGCGTCTGCGGAAACCTTGTCGCCTGCGGCCCTCGCGGCGGCCAGCTTCTTCTCCGCTTCAGCCTGCTGCGCAATCGCAAGGCTGATATCTGCCTGCACCTTGGCCGCAGAATCGTTTGGATTCAAAAGCTCTTCAATCCGCTTTTTGTCATCTTCCGCCTTCTTCTTTGCCTCGTCTGCAGCCTTCTTGGTTGCATCTGCCACCTTCTCAATCGCTTTGATCTGCTTTTCGTACTCGGCCGTGGCATTGGCGACGCCTCGAGCGTACTGCTCGGCGTTGTAGTTCTCTTCCTTGGCCTGCTCATTCAAGTCAGCGAGAGCCTGCTGGAACTGATAGGCAGCGTCAAAGCCAGCCTGCCCAAACTCAGCCGCCTTGTTGATTGCAGAGTTGAGTGCGTCATTTCCTGACTCAATCGCTTTCGTGAGTTCCTCGAGTGCCTTTGTGTCCACTTCGACTTCGGCCCGAAACTCCTTGGCGTTTCCGGCAGCCTTGATCGAAGTGAATCCAAATGAGTCAAGGTATTCATTGATAGCGCCGAACACGCCGCCAAACTTGGCAAACGCCGCGCCAAGCTTATCGAGTATTGGCGTCAGGACTGTGCCGATAGCCTGGGCCAGCCGGGTGACAGTTCCAATGAAGTCTGCAAATAGATTTGATGCACCTTCGACTGCGCCAGCGAATGGCAAAACGATTGACTGCCCAAGGCCGCCAAGAGAAGTTTTTACGTTGTCAAACGCGCTGCCAAGAGAACTTATGCGATCCAAGTCAACTTCGCTGATTGCTGCGGCGAATCGCTTGAGGGCAACTTCGCTTTCGCCGATCGCGTTGAACACTGGCACCAGCGTGAGCCCAGCCTTGCCAAGCGTTTCAGTCGCCAGCGCCGCCCGCCGTGCCGGGTCTTCTATCTGCTGCAGTGCTGCTGCCGTTTGCTGAGCCAGAGTTGCCGGGTCTAGCGTGGCAAGTTGCTCCTGCGAAATCCCGAGCTCGCGGAATGCGTCGGCGGCCTTGCCAGTGCCGCTTCTCGCCTCGTTGATGTTTACTGCCAGCTTCTGGATGCCAGCGGCTAGGGCGTCGATTGAGCCGCCGCTCCTGCGTGCTGCTTCGTCCAGGACTTGAATCGTGGCAAAGTCAGTGCCCAGACGCAGTGCGGTATTCCCTAACTGCTCCACGCGCCCCTCGAGGTCAGCGAGCCCGCGAGTGATTGCCGTGGCCGCAGCACCAAACGCAGCGAACGAAGCAATGCCGATGTTCAGCGGAGATGCCAGGGCAGACAACTGAGATCCAAGGCTGGCAAGCCCTGTTTTCAATCCACCTGAGAAGACCCTATTGAGCCCTTCAGACGCGCTGGCGATTCCAGAGAATCTGCCAGCGATGTTGCCAAGCGGGCCAGGGAGAGCAGCAAGGATGCCGCTCAGCTCGTTGAACCTCAGCCCACTTTCAGCAGCCTTTTTGACGGATTTTCCAAAGCCATCGGCAGCGGCCGTTGCCTTGTTAAAAATCGCATTCTGCCTTTCAAGCTCAACGTCAAACTGCTTTTTTGTCAGAAGCCCTTTTCGCTCTAGGTCAATGGCTTCATCAATTGCGTCGTTGAATATCTGTTGCGCTGTACGTCCAGCCGCGATGATTGCCGCCGCCTTTGCCGTTTCCTGCGCCCGCAGCCTCTGTGCTGCAGCTAAATCTTCCGCTAACCGCTTCTCGACGGCTGCGATTTGTTCAAGTGCAGCCTTTTCTTTGGCAGCGTCTGCTTCTCGCTCTGCAGCCAGTTGACGCCTAAGCTCCAGGCCGTCCCTCTCAAGCTGTGCCGCAAGGCCGCTGAACTCAAAGCGAGCACGGGCAGCGGCTTCCTCAGCGATGCCGTTGGCGGCAACGATCTGGTTAAGCTCTTCAAGTTGCCTTGCCCGGCGTTCCTCGTCAGTCAGGAACTGCTCAGTAATCTGTCGGCCGCGTTCTAGCAGCCGCAGCCTTTCTTCTTCAGCCTTTGCAGCAGCTGCATTCGCTCCGCTCGATTCAGCAACGGCCCGTGCGTACTGCTCCTCGTCAAGGGCACCCAACGCAACAAGCTCGCTGAGCCTAGCGAGCGTCTCTGCGCGAATCTCTTCCTCTGTTCTGTTTTGCTCAATTACCTTTGCGGCTTCAGAGAATGCGTCAGCGGTGTTTCGCACTTCCTGCTGCAGGGCCGCGTACTGATCGGCGTACGCCTGGGCGTTCAGTCCACCTTTCAGCTGCTCAGCCAACGCCGCAAACTTGTCATTCAGAGTCGCCTGCGCAGCTGATGCCGCCTCACTATTCTTGGCGAACTCGTCAAAAACGCTGGTGGCCTTGCTCGCCTGCTTGGCCAAATTCTCAAGCGCCCGCTCAGCCGGCGTCAGGTTCTTCACCACGCCAGAGGCGTCGGCGTTTACTTTCAGCGCGAGTGAGAGGATTGTGGCCATGGCTTACTCAGGAAACGCCAAGAGCTTTTGCAGCTCCCGCTTCATCTCGTCTGCGTGCTGGGGTGGTTTCTCAATCGGGTTGAAGTCGTCCGCTTTCGGTGCCTTGCCTTGCTGGGAGTACGGTGCGAGCACGGCACTCGTCAGCAGGCCCGTCTGCCGCCATGGATCAGGAAGAGCGTGGAAGTGGCGGGTAAACGCAATCCACTCCGTAAGCTCCTGCGAATCCATGCGGCGAGACAGTTCCCTCACCGTCATTCCCAAGTGCCCCGCCAGACGAAACAGGAAACGCCTCGTCGGGCGGACGCTTAGTTTTTTGCGAGTTCCTCCACGTCAGTCTCGGTCATGTTGTTGTGCTTGAGCGCCTTCTCGAAGAGCTTGGACACGATGGCCGCTGACTTCTTCGCCAGCTGCTCAATGCCAGCCTCGTCAAAGAGACGCTCGCCACTCTCGGGATGGCACAGGCAGCGGGCCAGATACTTCGTTCTGAAGTTGTCGATACCCGTCTCCTTCTTGCCCACCCACTCCTTCTCGTAGCTGTCCCGCTCTTCCACGGTCATGACTCGCACGCCAAGCACAAGCGGCTTGCCGTCACCGCCTTTCCACTCACGCACTGTCACTTTGAGAACGGGCAGATCGTCAGCCGCAAGAATCTGGGCAGCAAGTTCTGAAACGCTCAGCATGGTTCCTCCTAGCCTTGGACTCGTAGCGTGACTGCGTACCGCGTCACGTCATTGACCACGCCAGCCATGGTGAACTTCTCAAGCACTGCCTTGCCCGAGTAAGCGAGCCCGCCACCAGCAATGGTGACTAGCGAGCGCTTGCCGTAGTTGGCCGTGGAGATGTTCGCCGTGGTTAGGCACTTCATCTCTATAGTGCCAATGTCAAGCGTCCACGTACTGGCGCGAGCCAATGGAAGAGCGCCGCCGTGAGTTACGGTCAGTTCCGTAACCTCACCGAAGTTCACGCTGTTCCACGTAGCCGTAACGCCCGCTGAGTAGCCAGCCATGACGGGCCTCCGTCACGGACTAGCTACGGGCAATACGGATGGTGGCCTGGCCTCGGATCGCGTCCTGCGTCGCCAGCGTGAGCGTGGACGAGTTGACGGTGCCAGCACGGCTCAGAAGCGACGTACCGCCAACCGTGATGGCCAGGGTGCCAGTTTCCTTGTCAGCAATGATCGTCTTGCCGATGTAGTCAAACTGAACGGTCTGCCCGGTGTCGCCAGAGGCAGCGCCGGCCAGCGGCAGGTCAAGCGTCTTGGCAGTCTCGCCAGCCGTCTGGCCAAGGTGCGAAACGGAAATCTTGTCCTCGGTAGCAGTCGGGTCCGTCATGCTGACGACGACGTTGGTGACGGTGTACGTCGTGCTCTTCCACGTAAGGACTGTGCCCGAGCCATCATGCGGAGTTTCAAAGGCCATCTGCTAAGTCTCCTGCCAGAGGATTGAGAAAGATTGCGTCACCTGATAAACGGGCGGTAAGTCACCGCCAGCGAGTTGTACGAAGCCGTCAGACTCGGTTTCGAGGCTCACGTTTCGAACGCTTACGTAGTCTGTCACCTGCCCGCCCCATCCATCCAGAACTGAACGGATTCTGTCGGCGGCCTCGCGGGCCTCTTCGTATGTGGTCGAGAACACGTCCACCGCCAACTGCACAGACGTGGCACCTGTCGGGCCTGAGAGCCCTTGCGAGCGACTAACACCCGTGCGTCGCCATGTGGCAAACGGCAGGGACGCAGACGCCGGTGCGATCACGGGCCAGATACGCTGGCCAAGGATCATGGCCACGGCAGGATCTGCAACGAGTGCTCGAGCAGCTGCCTGCTCTGGTGACTTCAGCACGGCTAGCCTCCAGCCTGGATGGTGGCACCAGTCACGCTGCCGGTGCTGGTGTACGTGAGCGCCTCCAAGGCACGCTCAAGAGAAATCCGTAGTTCAGACGTGAGCCGCTCAGCCACCTTGCCTTGGTACTCGTTCCAAGTCTTTCGCAGGGGCGGCTCCCCGCTGCCGCCAGGATTCATAGCAGGAATCACGATTGGCGTCTTGGACTTTCGGAAAAACGCTTTTGGGTAGGCGGGATCTGTCTGCACTCGCCCGCCTGTTCCCTTGGCCATCTTGAATGGCCCGAGTTCGATGTAAGACGATGCTATGTAAGCGTTCTGCCCTTTTACTTCGTGGGATTTGATGCTGACAACTTTGCCAGACTTCATCGTTCTCTGGTGGGCCTTACGCTGATACTTCTTGTTTGAGAGCTTGGCGATAACTCGCTGCTTGGTGCCGAACTCAAGCCACCATTGATGAAACGCACGGTCAGGGCCAGTCTGCACCGTGCCGCCTGCGGCGCTCTTTGATTTGCCTTCGCCTGCCCTGTTGTAGCCAAGCAGGCCCACAGCCACGCCGCTCTTCGGGTACTCCACCACCTTCATATTGACGGCACGCTTGAGATTGCCGGTAGGCCCGGCTGGCGTGTTCTCTCGCAGCCGCAGCTTTGCTGGCTCAAGGGCCTTCTCAATGGCGCTTCCTAGCGTCGCAGCAAGTCCTTCAGGCGTGAATACTTTGCCGAGCGACTCCTGCAGCCGCAGAAGCTCGGACGTGTCAAGCGAAAGGTAAACGCCAGCAACGGCCATCTATGCGGCCTCCTGGCAGACAAGCTCGTGCTCACTACGGTTCCCGTGCTCAAGCAGGCTGACGATCTCCAGCGTGCGGCCACGCCAGACGATCCGCATGGATTGCGTCAGCCCGTCAAGCCACCGCATGCGGACGCGGTGCGAAACCTCAATCTGCTGCTGCCCGTACTGCAGAAGCTCACGAGACGATACGCCTTCCACGCTGGCCCAGCGTTCCGCGAACGTGGCCCACGAGAGCACGGTTTCGCCAAGAGCGTTCCGAGATTCGGACGCCTGCTGCACCGTCACACGTTCACGTAGTTCGCCAGCGCGGATCATTCGCCGTAGACCACAATAGTGTAGGTACCAGTGCCGGAGCCTGACCGAAGCGACAAGTTGTATGCGTTCGTGGGGTTTGATACTGCTGCCTGCCCCGCACGTGAGCGCAAAAGCATGTCCACGACGTTAGAGTCATCCACGCTTTGTAGGGACCGAGCGTTGATTCCACTCCACGAAAATGCAATTCGCTGGGGCGTGGCGAACTGAACAGGTTGCCCGCTCGCGTCAACGTAGACGTTGTCAATCTCAATTGTCTTTTGCGCGGTTCCGGCGGTGCCGGTGACGATTGCGACCGCGCCTGCTGGATATTCGGTGGTGGACTGCAGGCTCACCACTTTGAGCGATGCCGTGCCGTCCTTATCGTGGAACAGCACGTCTACGTTGATGCGTCCTTCGATGCTCATTGGTAGCTGCCCCATTTCTGTGACGAGAGAAGCGATTCAACAGCAAACTCAAGCGGCTTGCTGATGCTGCCCACGAGCACCGTGCTGCGGCTTTCGTACCAGTGGCCAACCAGCATCAGGCAGGCGTGGCGAATGGCGGCAGGCACGCTTGAGCCAGCGGCCCCGTAGCCGGCCCACCACGTCACGCTGATGGCGTTGTCATCCATGAGATGCGGCGGCCACGTCTGGCCGTACAAAGTCTTCACCGCCCCTGGCGTGCTGCTGCGGTCCACGCGGTAGCTGGCTGTCGAGTAGGTGGCTGTCGTGCCGTTCTCGTAGGTGAACGTCAGGGCCACTGCCGTAGTCGTGCCGGCCGTCGCCATGGGCGGCCGTGGCAACTCAATGTCATGGGTGCCATCTGGCGGGAACGAGTCGAACCGCATCACCCACTGCGTATTGACCAGCGTGCGATCTAGGTACTGTTCGCACCACTCGCGGGCTGCCGTGATCAGCGTGCCGATGTAGGCGTCATCGCCGCTCGTATCAACCCGCAGATGGGCCTTTGCTTCCGCGAGCGTGACGGGCTCAACGGCTGGCGGCGTCTGTCGAGTCAGGCTTCGATACTGCACGGCGGCCTCTTCGCTTTGGGGTGGCGTCTGCGGTTTCTACGTCGTGCTCAAGGGCAGCCGTTTCAATCAGCGACGGCTGGTTGTCTTCTACCGCGACACGCTGAGCGAGCAGCTGCGTGGTGATGCCGCCAGGAAGCTCAGCCACTTGCCCCTTGCGGTAGCCACGCCACGCGCGGGTAAACACAATCTTCGTCATCAGCCCACACTCCATGCAGATTCTGGCGGCTTGCCCGTGTTCGTGAACTCGGTAGTCCACTGAAAAACAGGGGCGGTAAGGTTCTTGCCGGGCCACGTCACCACGTATTCACCGTGGCCCAAAACGACACGCGGCGAGACGAAGACGCGGTTGCCGCTTTCTCGCCAGTTTCGCCACCACCAGATGTCTGGATCGGTGCGCCCATCGTTCCAGCCGCCTTGCGGGTCTGGCTTGCTCCAGAACCACGGTTTCTTTGTTCTCTTGAGTGCCGCCGTACTGATGACGGTGCAGCCAAAGTGTGCCGTGTCCACTTCCTGCACGGGCTCCGCGAACCATTCTTTCGGCACCTGCGTGTGCCCATCGTCTGGCGGATTGTCCAGCGTGCCTTTAAGCGTCAGCATCGGGCGGCCGTCTTCACGCTTGGTCTGCATGCCAGTGATGGCGTCGCACTGAAACGTCATCGCCATGGCGAACAGCTGCTCAACGTCCTGCTTGGTGAAAAAGGTGTCGTAGTCGATGGCCAGCAGGTACTCGCACGAGTCGATGAACTGCTCCATCACGCGAGTGTTCACCTGATCCCAGAACGCACCCGTGCCCATCGTGGGGCGAATGCCAAGCGGCATCAGGGCCTGGGCCCAGGCGAAGTGGTTGGACGTGAACGAGAGCCGTGGCATGGAGAGCACGGCCTCCACCCTGATGTCAACTTCGGTGCCACCGACTTTGACTAGCATGCGTTCCTCAAGAAAGAGAGCGGGCGGCCCCGTTGTGGAAGCCGCCCGCTCAAGATTGCACACTCGTCAAGCCGTTAGGCTCACGCACCCACCAGCCCGATCATCGGGCCGGCAACGGTGTCGGTGCCCAGATTTGCATGGGTGATTGCAACCCTCGCAACTGCGCGGATCACCGTCTGGTCGCTGAGGAAGTTCACCTGATCGCTGCTGGCGATCTCGATGGCCTGGCGGATGCCGTAGTAGGAACTGTTGGCCATGTTGCCGTACAGCGCCATGATGGCACCCGTCGAGTCCGCACCGGCCGGCAGGCGGTCGGTCAGGACCACCTCCGAGCCGAGGAACGTCGGACCCATGCCCTGCGACAGACCCACCGAACCGCCCTGGGCCAAGTCAAGGTTCTGCATGCACGCCGCAAAGAAGAACGGCGAGCAGAACCACTTGGCACCGGCACGCGAGTGCTGCGGAACCCTGGCCATCATGGCCAGCAAGTTGGCCTTGGTCACCTCGTCGGGCGTGTCACCGGCAGCCGTCACGAGCGAGGCGGCGTAGGTGGCAGCAGACGCCGCCAGCAGGCCACCCGTGTAGGTCGTGACGAGCCCGGCAACCGCTGGGGCGTTGCTGGGGTTGCCGCTCCACGCAGCCTCTTCCACGGCGTTGCTGAGCGTCAGGGCGAGCTCGGCAGCGATCCAGTCGGCGATCGACACGATGGAGTCCTGCAGGAGCTCGCTCGCAATCGTCACCGCACCCGTGACCTTCTTCGCAGTCAGAGTGACCTGATTGGAAGTGGGGTCGCTGGCAGTGATGGCAGAGTTCTCATTGATCCAGTACGCGGTCGCACCGGCCGTCCGTCGCGGGAACAGCAGCACGTCGCTCGGCATCACCACGTTGGTGGCGTTCTGAGCAAAGGCCGAGTACTGGTCCACGAGCCGAATGACGGTCGAGGAGAGCACGTCAGGCACGAAAGCCGCGCCCGTGGTGCTGCCGGTCGAGCCTTGGGCACGAGCCTCAACGCCGTGATCTTGGCACCACCGCTTGGCGTCGGCGTCGCCGCCCTTCGCCTTGAACCACATGCCCACCGAGTAGGCGTCCTTGGCGTTCTCAAACGCACGGAGCCGGCCCGAGAACGGCACCGCCTCAACGCGGACCTTCTCGCTACGCTCTTCGGTCACTTCGGGAGCCGGCGTGCAGCGGTCAACCACGCTGCGGAGATTCTTCGCCGACTCGGCCACCGACTTCTCAAAGTCGATCCGCTTGGCCAGCTTGCCGGCCTCGGTGTTCATCGCCTCGAGTTCAAGATCGCGCTCGGCAATCTTGTCGGCATCGGTGCTCTCGATCGCACGCACGGCGTCGATACGGTTGGCGAGGTTTACGGCCTCGTCCTGAAGCTTCTTGAGGTTGTCCACGTGGTATATCTCCGCCGGCGGTATTGCCGATGGATTCCACTGTGCCTCTAGCGTGCCGGCCTCTTGCAGAACCGGACTTCCGAAAGTGTTGTTTTCACAAACACCACGCCGCGAGCGCCGCACCTTGGGCAGCGCATGTAACGCTGTCTCTCTTCGCCGCATGCGCGGCTTGAGCGTGTCCGCAACTTCTCGCCGCAGGTGCAGCGGGCCTCAGACATTCTTGAGCCTTAAGGTGGCAGCCCAGGCGGCGGCGACGCCCCGCAAGGCCGAACGCGAACTAACCGCCCGAACTGCCGGCTCTTCGGCGCACTGCGATGCAATCCATGCTTCGTAGGAACGCATGGCGACGCTGGCAGACGTTGACGGGTAAGCAGGCGTGAGCACTGGGCCAACGTCATACAGCCCGCTCACCTCGCGGATCTGGCGGATGGCTTGGCCACCGTCGCCAGTGCGGAACGCTTCCCCGTCTTTTCCAACCGTGAACGCGAATGAACTGCCAGCCACGTCCTTGCGGGCGATGAGTTCCAGAACGTCGGCACGGCTCACGGGCGGAGTGACCACGTACCGCAGCCCCTTGCTATCGCTGGAGAGTTCCAGTGTGCCGCTTGAGGTGCGACCGAGCACGATGTTGCTGTCATGGTTGAACAGGGCCACCACGTCCTGCTTGCCACGCTGGCGGCTCAGCACCTTGTCAAAAGCACCCGGCAGGATTTCCTCTTTGAACCCGCCAAGGTCAAGGCTCATGCGGTTGTAGACGGCGGCATAGCCGATGATGGCTGCCCGGCCGTCAGCACGCTGCTCAACGATGAGCTCGTCCGTATCGTCAAAGGCGAAGTCGCGGCGCTCAAGTTCCATTCGTCGGCACCTCCTGGGCGGTAGTCGTGTCTTCGGCATCGTCTTCTGGCGTTCCGTCCGCTGGCTCGCCCGGCGTGTCCTGCGGCATCGGCTGCGGATCTTGCGGCTGTGGCTCGCCCGCCTTTTCTAGCGTGGTCATGTTCAACTGGATGAAATGCTGGTCGCCCTCTGGCCCGATTGGATTTAGGTTCTCTAGCTCTCTCACTTCGTTCACCGTCATCCAGCCGTTCTGGAGCGCCGATACGAAATACGCTGACCGGCTCGCGTGGTCGCCGCGAAGCAGGCCGCTTACGCTGTGCTCAGCGAAATACTTTTCATCATCAACGATGAGGTCACGGCTGATGGCTGCTTCCCACCGCTTCAAGTGCCCGAGCAGGCAGTGCTGCACGAACTCCGTGCCCTGCACCTCGATGTTGTTGAACGTGCTGCGATCCAGCTGCTGAATCAGATGGGGCGGCACATGGAAGATTCGGCAGCACTCGTACACGGAGAATGCCCGGCTCTCCAGCATCTGGGCAGCCTCGTTGCTGCTGCTTAGCTCTTTGGCCGTAATGCCCGCAGGCAATACAGCCGTTCTGAAGGCTCGGTCGCTGCCTCTGTGCATTCGCTCCCAACTCTCACGCAGTCGCTCGGCCGCGTCTGTGGGAATCGGGTTGCTGCTTTCAAGGATTACGCCAGGGCGTGCCCCGTTGCCAAAGTACGTAGCGGCGTGCGCCTCAAGAGCCTGCGAAAGACCAAGCACATTCTGAAAGAGCTTATAGGTAGGAATCGGCTTGATGCCGTCTTCGGTCGTGAATCGCAGGGCGAATATCTGCTCCTGGCTGTAGATCGTCTGCTGGCCACTTGGCTCGCGGTACCGATACCGCAGCGTGCCGTCAGTCAGCCGCTCAGCCTCCATGCGGCTGGAGTGCAGCGGCCACAACTCAGACACAGCACCTCGAGCACCTGGGCGGATCTCGGCGTAGCTCGCACCGTAGTGCAGATACATGCCAGTCATCCAATCCCGAAACTCTTGAGCCGTCTGCCACGGGTTTGGCTGCTGGTGCAGGAGCCGATAGACAGGATGGCTCGTGGCCTTCTGTTTCCCGCCGTTGGCCATCCGCTCGTAGATGTGCAGCGGCAGGGCAGATACCGCATCCGATATGACACGGATGCAGGCCGTGTAGGCCGAGCACGCCATGGAGTTGTCAGCGTTGACGCGGATGCCGGAAGGCGTGCGGCTGGAACTCACCTCGGGCCAGTCAATGCCACGCAGGTCGAACATCTTGAAGTCGGCGGCGGCGTTTTCGCTCATAGAGTCACGATGTCCCAGGACTGTTCCGGCGTGGCTGCGGTTGCCGTTTGCCACAGCCCGATGGCCATGACCAGCGACACGATGCCGTCTATGCGTTCTGTGCTCTTGGCCTTGCTCGGCTTAATGTTTCCGGCTGCGGAATCCTGCTGGATGGCCACGTTGGAAGCCTGCCACGACAGCACTGGGTGCCCACCGTGTATCAGTTTTCCAGACACGCACCAGTTTTCGAGTTGCTTCGAGGGCGCGGATAAAGATCCATAGCCCTGTCGAAAGTCTGACATGGGAAGGCCGTCGCCTTGCAGTTGTTGGCCGAGTTGCGCGGAGTTCCACGGGTCCAGGCCGATGCCGCAGACCTTGTACTTGCTGGCTATGGCGTTGATGTCTGACCGCACTTGGTCAAAGTCAGTGACGTTGCCATCGGTCATGTTCAGATGCCCCTGCCGATGCCACGTTAGGTAGGGCACCTTGTCTCGTCGCTCTCGCTGGTGGGCGTTGTCGCTCGGAATCCAGAAGTGCGGCTCAATCCAAAACGTGCCATCGTCCAGCGGGAAGAGCAGCACCAGGGCTGTGGTGTCAAACGTGGTGGCCAAGTCCAACCCGGCCCAGCACTCGCGGCCCGCGAGATCCACAGGACAGGGCTTGTCGCCTTGGGCCCAGTGATCCATTCGCAGCCACCTCGTGCTCTGCTCTGTCCACTGGTTCAAGTACAGCTGCCGGAAAGTGTTCTCATACGTCGGCATCTCAACCGCTCGAGCACATTCGCTCCGCAGGAAGTCGAGCCGTACCGAGACGCCTAGGTTGGGGTTGGCACGCTCCCACGTTTTTTCGTCTTTCCAATCGGCCTCAATCGGGGCGGCATAGATGGCCGGCAGGAACGTCTCGTCTTTCACGGTTCCAGCGGCCACGGCTTCGGCGTATTTCCAGATTTCCCAGCAGACGCTTTTGCGGTCAAAGCCTGCCGTCGTGAGCGCCACCGTGAGCGGTTGACGCCGAGCACCTTGGCTGCTCAGCATTACTTCCCACATCTCGCGGTTAGAGACGTGGAGTTCATCAAATATGACGCCGTGAGCGGAGAGCCCATGTTGAATACCGGCCTCCGCACTCAACGCCTTGTACGTTCCGTGCGTCGCCTCTCGCACGATGGCGTTCCGGTAAACCTTGAGATGCTGCCTCAGCACTGGCGACTGCTCGACGTAGACGCGGGCCATGTCAAAGACGAGCCGGGCCTGATCGCGTGAGGCTGCACAGGAATAGACTTCACAGCCGGGCTCG